CATGTATGGTTAACGTCATATATGTTGTAGATCTGGCACTGACTTACTTTCTTTTAAAGATAAAATCAGGAAAAAAATTCAATTATTCTTTCACGGAGTTACCGACAATATCTCAACTCAAATTGTGTGTCTTAAAGATGACACTAATTTTTTATCTTGTACTTATGATTCTGCCAACAAATTAACTTAGGTTTATACAAATCGTGGATCACTTCACAATCAATCAATGTATCAAAGATTGTTAAATGAAGACATTTCAGTTAAGGATAGACCTCCTGGTCTTGACCACTTCAACAAATTACGTTTTGAATATGCTTACTTTGCCGCTTTAGTATTTTTAATATAATCTAACAGGAATACGGAAAAACACATCAAAAACGGTTAAGTGAAAACACAGTTTAATTTGTTCAGTTAAGGTATAGATTGGATTCGTAATACTTAAATATTTAAGGCTTCTGCGATTATGCCTATATTCTGGTAGCTAATGTTATTCCTATCTAGCTTATATATGTCTGCAAAGAAGTACTTTCCTGAACATATAATAGGTACTGCTCCTGTTTACTCTTATATGAGTGATGTTGTATCTATTTATGTTGTATTAATTTGCATTTACGTAATAATTAAGTACTATACTCGGCCAAAGTATACATCTGAAATTCTTAAAGGTAGAGGTTTGTTCACTTTCGGTAGGTATAATGTTGATACAAACTAGAATCAAATTCACAATTTGAATGCTCCTAATTTTATACATCCATCTCTTTTTGAACTCAGAAAAGATGAAATTGTGAAGCTAAAAGGTGAAGAAAATGTTGATAAGAGTGATTATTACAAATCTAATATTGATTTGATGGAGTATGATAAAAATGTGATACAAGATTGGTATAGTATTTAGTAACTTAATGAATACTCCAAATAAATAAATGGTAAAACTCTCTGTGATCTCTCTATAATGCATGTTAACGAGAAACGTTTTAGACTTGACGTTAACAAAGCAGGACAATCTTGTATGCAAGTTAAATTTACAACAGTACCTAAAGACACACGTATGTTTATTGATTTAGTTAGATAATGTACTTGTGTTCAACAATCAAGAAATAATATGGTTAAATGGAGTAGAAGTGGACCCAAGGTAACTGTGAATGGCGTTCCTGTTAAATTTTATACTTTCGGTAACTGTTTGGTCAACTTGTTTTACGCTGCACATGGTAGGCATGGTTCTAACAGGAGTTCACCTGATCCTGTAATTTTCAATTAATTTAGAACTTTTGCTAAGTAATAGGTCAAACATCTAGCATAAAAATCTCTTTTAGAAATTAATAAGCCTTAATTGTTTGATCTAGATGCTTTTCTAGGCAAATTTCCGGCCAAGAAAAGGAACAGATATATCTTAGGATATTAGGAACTTTTGAAAACATAAAAACTCGGCAGAGTTATGACACTTCATGTTAAACAAAAAGAAGTGGCACGTTTGGATGAACACAATATATCATCTGAAAGATGTAGAGCAATTTGGGAAATGCCAATCACATTGAACTTAATATGTGGTGTTTTTAATTAAATATTGTTAGATAGCATAAAGAAATCTCACAATGGTATTATTCACGGATTGAACTCAGAACAATTGGGATTAAATCTTATAGAGGCTTAAGGAAATATAATAAAACCTGGTCACACTCACATAGGAGCTGACACTTCTGGCCATGATGCATCATAATTTAGTTGTTTGATTGATTGCTGTGACAATGAATACATAAAAATCGTTTTTGACTCAATTGTGTTTAAAATGATAGAATCTGGTATTTATATGACACCACATATGATCAATCAAATGAAAACGAATCTTTTAAATTTAAAAATACCTTATATTATGAGATACAAAGGAAAAATAGTTGAGAAAGGTATGGTTCATGGAACAGTTTTTTCTGGACATGCAACACGTACAACCTTCGGTAATTCGCTACGAGTTTTATTATATCATTTGTTTGCTTTAAGGTCAATTAGAGAACATGTTACGATTCGTGTTTCTGGTGATGATGCTTTAGATTCTGTTTTAAACAAGTATTTGAGTTAAGCAATTTCTTTGTTGAAGCAGTTTGTTTATATTGAGAAAGAAGGTATGGGAGGTTTGGGACAAATCTGTAAAAAATTTGAAGTGCATCCACTTTTTGCAGATTTCTTATCAAAAACAATTGTAGCTGGAAACAGTGGATATTGTGTTTTGAGACTACCCCTAAGAGCATTATTGGGAACAATGTTTAGTTAATCCAAATTTTTAACTTTAGAAGAACACCAGGACAGTAAATTTTATTAGATACTATCATGGGGTTCAAATGTTAGACCATTTAATACGTGCAAAGTTCAAAAATATAATAATTATGACCCTGATGATTATTATAAATACGTCACAAATATTAATACAAAGAATAATGATGACGCTGCA